CCGCCGATGTTGATATTGATTCCGCCGGTGATTTCCGTTTCTTGGCGATCCGTCCAACCGAAGTTTTTAAGGGCAAAAATCTCGCCGGCTCGGCCATTTTTGATAAGTCGCAATTCGTATGAGTTTTCAACCTTTTGCTTGGCTTTTTTTATGGTGTCCCTAAACTCATCTTTGTTTTCATATCTTATCACCCCTTCTCTCGACATTTCGAGAGCCATCGCCAAGCCTGTAATAGTATATGGGGTTCCCGTTTCATCACATTCCCGAAAGTATTTATCGATTAGCTTTTGCACCTCGGTTACGTCCTTATATTTAAGAGGCCTTCCTCCTGCATGCTTACTGGTTGCCATATCTTTACCCCCTTGTATGTATCCCTACTTTGTATGTGTTCCCTCTTTGACCATCGCTCCATGATATCAATAGGGGACAAGGTTTCCCCTGCCCCCGTATGAAAGGAGGTTGAAAATTGCATAAAAAATACCCCAGTTTCCCGGGGTTTTTCTTCTTTTCACAATCTCTGCAAGATTATACTACCATATATAGTGGATAATGTCAAGTGATACAACTATATGTAGATACTGTTTTAGGGTTTTATCCCTGCTTTTCTATTTCCCCGGCAATCGCCAAGTAGCCACACGCATCTATATAGCTGTCTGCCTTGTATCTACCCGTCTGAATACGTGCGACTTTTAAGAGTGCCATCATAATTGCAACATCGCCCGGTGTTATGCTGTCTACCCGTTCCCCCAGGTAAGTGTTCCAGAAGTTTGCGATCGCCTGGAAGCTATCTTCGGGTGTTCCGTATTCGTTCTGCCTGTCTGAACAGATGCATCTTTCTGCTTCGTGTAATATCTCGGCTCGGTTCATATCTTTGCCCCTAACGGTATCGGCTTTATCCAGTAAGGTTTTCCGTTATCAACGCAATGCTGAATTTCAATCATGCACCCTTTTGAGTTCTGAAAATCACCGTATACCCACATTTCATCGCATTTGTCTAATAGGGATAAGCACCAGTCCATGCCTCGCTCATAACTCATGGATTGATACCAATGCCCCGTTGCGTGGATGGGAGATAGCCAGTTGTGTTCCGGGTACTCATATATCAGACTGTCGATTATCTTTGCGACTTTCTGCTTGTTCTTTTCCTCATTGCCAAATGGATGGGCTATATAAATTAACATTTTTCACCTCAACTCAATTTTTCCGTTAAACTCAAATCGGAGTTGGTTTTTATTCTCCTCTATTCGCTTTGTTGCTGATTCGTAGTAGTCCTTATCTAATTCAAACCCTACATACTCGAAATTCATATTGTAACAAGCAATTAAACTTGATGCTGACCCAACGTGAGTATCAAGTATCTTGTCGCCTTGCTTGGCGTAATGTTGTAGTAGCCATTCATATAGGGCAACGGGCTTTTGCGTTGGGTGTATTTTGTCTCTTTCTTTTAATACTGAATAATGGAACATCTTTATTGGTTTTTGTATGCTACACCAAGCGAGTTCACACATAGCAAGACTAAAATCTTCTGGCTGAATTTTATCCCACACAATATAGTTTTGTGTTGGTGGTAAATCGTAATAATTTCCACCCCATATAATTTGGTTTTCCGATATTCTTTTAAGTTCAGTAAAATATTCATTATTAGGAATTGCATTGTCCCATTTTTTCTTTTCGTGTAATTGCCTTACTGGATTGCTACTAATTCCTATTCCATACGGTGGGTCTACAATAGCAAGTTCAAAATACTTGTCTGGAAACTCTTTCATGCCTTCCATGCAGTCCATATTGTAAAATCCAAAGTCTAACATATCATAACCCCTCATAATGGACTATCATCAGTAGTGTGCCGATAATGAATCCCAAAGCGAAGCCTAACACTAGGCTAAATGTAACCATTTTTCTGCCTTTCTAACATATCGTATGTTACAAGACTATATTCTTGTATATCATGTTCTTGGTTACGTTCGTACTCATTTCAGCTTCGAAGTAAGTACGAAAGTATGTGTATCGTAATATACTTTATTTCGCCACATTGCAAATCAATCAATAAAACAGTTGCGAATCAATCAATTTCGCCTCGTAATCGCATTTAAGTCGATTTGCGGGTGCAATTTCGGTAACTTGTCACAGTTTTTGTTTGCAATTTAGTGCCATTATGCCTTCCTTTTTCAATTGGCACCTCAAAAGTGACCGAATGGTTTTATCAAATATGACCGATTAGACAAATCGGTTTATTTAATTTCGGTTAGATTTTCTTTAATTTTGCCACCGTAAAGGTATAAACTTAAAAAGTTTTAGACTTTTACACCCATAAAGGTACAATCCCAAAAAGTTTGGGTTTCAAGTGACAAAAAGTTAGGGTTTCAACTGTTCGCTTATTCCGAATAGTTCACGAAACATTCCTTATTCCCAATGTATTGAGCATTTTTCCAGTGTTTCATTGATGCTTTTTCGGTTAACCTGCTAATGATTATAATGATTAGATTGTGCAACGATACGCATTTCGTTGCTTTTTGCGTTGCACTTTGCAACGATAATTTCTGTTTCGTGGGGAAAATCTGCACCCGGTACATATTATTCATGGGAATAATCTGCATAGTTCACATATTTTTACATAGTTTCGTGCATGGGTTCACACTTTTATATCCAATTTTTGTAATCGTCTTTAATCGGCACGTAATACGGGATAAATTCCGGCTTGATACGGTTAATCGTGCCTTTATCGTCTACTTGGATTTCGATTATCCAACCGCCCATATTGGCCGCCAAGCCTTTACCTTTCATAAATGGTGTCTGTGCTTGGAATGTCCCAGTTAAAAACGCATGAACATTACGGTATTCCATGTAAAGCGATTTGTGATAGTGTCCAACCCCAATTATGTTCGGCTTATCTCCACCGCTGATGGATTCAATCATTTTCTGCGGCTTGTAGGATATTGCATAGCTCCCGCCATCCCAAGGGTGCCGAAGTTCCATCGTGCATTTTGGGGTCAGATAGACTACCGCCCAGTCTTTGCCATAATAAATCATGTCGGGTCTGCGATCCGCTATGACCTTACCAATATCAAACCCAACTTTACGGAATATGCTTGTATCGTGATTGCCTGTAATAAAGTGCGTGGTGATATTCCTTCGTTGTGGGTATGCCGATATGATGTTTTCAATGTGTTCATCTACCCCTTGATGGGAGCATTCGTAGCAATGCCCTTGCCTCAGATCCTCGCCTTCGTCAATATCACCGGTATGATAGACTTCCGTTATGCCTTCTTTCTGCAAGATGTCATAATATGAGTGCAGGTGTGTGTACTGCGTGTACTTTGAGTTAAAATGTGTATCGCCCAGTAAGCCGAACCGAATGATCCTATCACCTGTCCATTTGTTCTTGATAATTTTCGGTTCCCTTTTTTCAAGGTATTTGTCTTGTTGGTACTTTTGGTGCCTGCGTAAGTACATTCTCACTCGCTCATGTACTTTGGTGTAATCTTCGGTTTCGAAATAGGTTTCATGTATTACTTGACTGGTTTCTGTCCAACTTTTACCTTGAACAAATTTCAGTTCAACCGCTTTTTCTTTCCAATCCATAGATTTCTCCTTTTCATGCCCCTGCACTCGCCCACCCCAAAGTGCCATTTTTGTGGAGCATAGTTTTTTACCCCGTATAACCAAAAGGACCGGGTTCTCTCCCAGTCCTTTGCATTTAGAAATATTTAGCTTCCCGGCTTAAAGTGTTTTTGTAACCATTTACCGCTTTTTATCCGAACCACAAGCTTCGCACCATTATACTACCATATCTTGTTGTTGATGTCAAGTAAATGCACTCAAACCACAATTTGTAGTGTTATTGCTCAACTTTAATTATTTCTTGTAGCCTTATATCCTCACTACCCGTTAGCTTCATGTATTCTTTTGCCGACTTGCGAAGTAAGACTAATTCATCTACCAATTCGTCAACCAAAGCCTCATAATCTATCATCTTGCATACCGCTAATTCTTGTTTGTTTTCCGTTGGCATGGAACGTGGCATAAATGACAGTTCGCCCGAAGTTTTTTCCGCTCGGCTTTCCCATATTTCTTTTAGTTCGAGGAAACGGTTTATCCTGCGGGTTAAAATTAAATAATTCCGATAGTATTTCTGTATCGTCTGTTCCATTAAGTCACTTCCTTTCGCAGTTTCTGCATAAGGGCATCGGGATCAAGTGTAGTCAAAAGTCCAAACCATTCGCCCATAAAGAACCGTTCACAACTTCTTGCATCGCCTTTCGCCCTTTCGTTGTGCGGGTGCCTTACAAGCTCCCTTAATGCCCTACGATAGTCTTTTGCCGCTTGTTTGACGATTGCATTGGCTAACCCTAAATACCCGCCCAATTCTTCTGTATCTTCTTTCTGTAACGGTACACCCCGGTATCGTTTCTTGTTGTACCGTTCCCGTTGTTCTTTTTCGACCTCACGTTTGCATTTGTCCGAACAGTACCGTTGGTTGCCATTGACTTTTTCGAACATCTGCCCACACCACAAGCATTTTATCAGCTTGGGTTTCGGGTTAGCGGCTCGCGTTTCCCGACCTTTACGGTTATGGTATGCACGTTGGCATTCGTGGGAGCAGAACCGTTGCCGACACATACGGGGTTCAAATTCTTGACCGCATTCTTCGCATATCACACCATCACCCCCTGGACAATAAAGACAACGGATAAGACGGCAAATTCGGCAAGACTAAGTAGTGCCCCATATTTAAAAACCGAGATCCGACTTTTCAGCTGTTCGGCTCTTTTTCCTAACTGTTCAGCTCTTTTGCAAATCATTTCGGTATCCATTACTTTTCTCCCTTAATCCTTCCGTTTAACCACTTTACGGCATTTACTATATCTTCCTCCGACCATATTGCTTTTCCGTCTTCGTATAATGGGCAATCATCCTCGCAATATAATTCCTTACAACAACATACTGCATGGGATATTAGAATGTTAATCGCCCACTTTGTTTTTTCATTAAATTCCATTACAGTTCTCCTTTCAAAAAAATTCTGCATTAATTTCAAGTTCTTCAATCCAATCTATTATTCTCATCATTTCTTCGTCTGTTCTATTGGTCAAATTTTGGTATTCTAACAATTCTTTTTTTATCGCATTTTCTGCTCGTTCTCTGGTGCTATATGCACCAATCATTGTTTCAATATTTTCATACGGATACATAATTTTTGCCAAGTAAATATATTCACTCATTACAGTTCTCCTTTCTTAGTAATCACTAATCACCGAAGCAAATACAGCCCCTTGAGGATTAGTTCAATTTCGGTTATTTTGTTTTCATACACCAACACGCTGTTCCTTAACTCGGGGTCATTACTCTCCCTGTAATCGGTAACGGTTTCCTTTTTATGCTCTAATCGTTTCTGGTATTTAGAAATTAGCCGTTCCAAATATTTATCTTCCATCTTCAAGCTTCAAGCTCCTTTCTTAATATAAACCAATTACTTTTCTCCTTTCACCCAATACGCCTTTATTACATTTGTGGTCTGTTTTTCAAAAGCACCCAAAGATCTGTTATGGCTCCATCTTTTTATAAAGATATAACCAACCAACTCATCAACCACAGCAGATACGCTATTACAAGAACAACCA